CCCAGTTTGGTCCAGATTCATAGTCCACCTTGTTTGGTACTTCTAATTCCACTGCCGACTCCATAATTTTTTTTATTTTTTCAGCATTATCTTTTACAGATATATCAAGTTCATCATGCACTTGTATATGTGGTGTAATACCTTCTTTATGTAATTCAATCATTGCTTTTTTTGTCATATCAGCAGCTGATCCTTGTATCAGTCTGTTCAAAGCTTTGTATGTATAAGCTCTTTTAATCCCTGGTCCGTGTTCCTGGAGTGCTGCTTCATGAGGCAATGCTTTATGAATACCAAATTGATTAGGCTCCCACAAATGAAACCTACATAGTCTACCCAGAAGAGTCCGTATTTGACCACGGTCTTGAGATCTTCTCATAACATTATCCATTAGTAATTTTACAAATGGAACTTTATTATGATACTGTTTAAATAAATTATCAGCTTTTTCTTTTGATACACCAAGTTCTGCTTGTAATTTATTTTTACCCATACCATAGAATAATCCTAAGTTAATTGTTTTGGCCTGGCTTCTTGGTATCTCTGCCATATCAGCAACGATAGTATGGAAGTCCGCATCTCCTTCATTATAAGCGTCTAATACTTCATCAACTCCATAAAGATTTTGTAAAGCTGCATAATGTACAACTAATCTAGGTTCTTGTTGTGAGTAATCAAAACAACCCCAGGTATGATTTTCTTCTGGTATGAATAATGATCTGATCATTGGTCCAAGTTCCTTGTTCCGTGCTGGTATCTGCTGTA